CAAGCTGCGCGGCAAGGACGTCATCGACGCCTGCCTGTTCGCCTGACGCGGCCAACCGCAAGACCTCATCGAAAGCCACCCCACGGGGTGGCTTTTCTTATGCCCGAAAGGGAGGCGACAATGGACGACCTCAAGCCCGAATTCGTCGCCGCCGACCCCTACAAAAGCCGCAAATGGGACGAACTGACCGCCGGGTCCGACATCGAGCCCGCTGCGGTGCCCACGCTCACCCTCCTCGTCAACTGGTACGCGATTCTCGACCAATGCATGCGCGACATCAGCGCCGACGACGGCATCCACGTCGCCTACGTCAACGATCAGGGCGACGTCAAAGCCATGCCCCAGATCGCCACCATGAAACAGGCCAGCGCCGAGATACGGGCGCTCAACAAACAACTGTTCGCCGACGGCGGCGACGCCGCGCTCATCCGCCGCGACGCCAAGGCCATGCAGCGCGACAACCCGCTCGAACGCGCCCGGCGCGCACGCGAACTGAGACTGGAGGTCAGGAATGGCGGCAAGGCTCAAAGGAAGGCAGCAACCTAGCTACCAGCTCACACCCCGCCACACGGACAGCTACGGGCCCGACGCCGCCGCACTCGCCGAAGGCTACGGCATGCCGCCCGACCCGTGGCAGCGGCTCATCCTCGACGGATGGATGGGCACCCTCAAGGACGGCCGATGGGCCGCCGGGGACTGCGGCGTAAGCGTGCCGCGCCAGAACGGCAAGAACGGCGTCATCGAATTCCTCGAACTGTACGACACCGCCATACTCGGCCTGAAAATCCTGCACACCGCCCACGAGGTCAAGACCTGCCGCAAGCACTTCCTGAGAATGAAGAACTACTTCGAGAACGCCCGCCAATACCCCGAACTCGCGGAGGCGGTGGACTACATCAGGAACACGAACGGACAGGAAGCCATCGTACTGACCAACGGCGGCAGCATCGAATTCATCGCCCGCTCCAAAAGCTCGGGCCGAGGCTTCACCGTGGACATCCTCGTATGCGACGAGGCGCAGGAACTCACCGACGAACAGATGGAGGCCATACAGCCCGCCACCTCGTCCGCACCCAGCGGCAACCCCCAGACCATCTACGCCGGAACCCCGACCCCGCCAAGCTCGCCCGGCACCGTGTTCGAACGCATCCGCCGCGCCGCCCGCACCGTGAAGCCGAAACGCACATGCTGGTACGAATGGGGCGTCGAAGAGATCGGCGACATCCACGACCGCACCCGCTGGGCGCAGGCCAACCCCAGCCTCGGCATCCGACTCGTCGAAACCGTCATCGAAAGCGAAGTCTCCAAATTCACCCCCGAAGGCTTCGCCCGCGAACGCCTCGGATGGTGGGACGAATCCCAATCCAACGCCACCGAGATCAACCCCGACGACTGGGCCGCATGCAAGACCGACCACCCATGTCAGGAAGGCCGCAACAGCTTCGCCGTCAAATTCAGCCCCGACGGAGCCACCGCAAGCCTCGTCGCCTGCGTCCGCCCGCCCAAGGGCAGCGACCTCAAACCGCACATCGAACTCATCGACGTGCGCAGCATGCGCAACGGCGTCATGTGGCTCGCCGACTTCCTCGAACAACGATGGCGCAAAACCGTCGGCATCGTCATCGACGGCCGCGTCGGAGCCCCCACCCTCGTCCAGATGCTCAAGGACCAAGGCGTCTCCAGCCGCGTCATCGTCACCCCGACCAGCCGCCAAGTCGCCGACGCCGTAAGCATGTTCGAACAGGCCATCAACGACCACAGGCTCACCCACTTCGACCAACCCGGCCTCAACGACGCCGCAGCCCACGCCAAACACCGCAAGATCGGCGACGGCTACGGCTACGAGCCCGGCGACCAAAACACCGACGTCATGCCCCTCGAAGCCGCAGCGCTCGCCTACTGGAACCAGAAGACCAGCCGCCGCGACCCCGACCGCAAGCAAAGGATGGTACGACTCGCATGAACGGACTCACACCGGTCACGGACTTCTCCCGCGGACCGCAATGGTTCACGCCGCCAAGCGGCGTGGAGGGCCTCGACCCCGAGACCGAACGGCTCATGTTTCCCCTGTTCGCCGTATGGAACCGCAAACGCGCCCGCAACATGCTGCGCAGCGCCTACGCGGACGGCAAGCACCGGCTCGACCACATCGGCTTCTCCATTCCGCCAGCCATGCGCCACATCGAGGAGGTCGTGGGATGGCCCGCCAAGGCCGTTGCGGCCCACGCCGAACGCTGCATGTTCGACGGCTTCGTCAGTCCCAGCGCGAACGACGACCCCTTCGACCTCGACGCCGTGTTGTCCGCGAACCAGTTCGGCCTCGAACTGCCCCAGGCGATCCGCAGCAGCATGACCCACTCGGTCGCGTTCATGACGGTCTCGCCAGGAGACCCGAACGCCGGCGAACCGCCGGTGATCGTCATGCCCTACTCGGCGCAATGGTCGGCCGGCCTGTGGAACTTCCGCACCCGCAGCCTCAAGGCCGGCCTCGTCGTCAAGGACGTGGACGACTACGCCATGCCGACGATGTACAGCATCTACACGCCGAAGGAAGTGACCACGCTCAAGCTCGCCGGCAAATGGGTCGTGGACAACGTATGGAGTCACAACCTCGGTCGCGTGCCGATGGAGGCGCTGCCGTACCGCCCCGACATCGACCGTCCATTCGGCCGCAGCATCATCAGCCGACCCGTCATGAGCATCACCGACGACGCCGTGCGCACCGTCATGCGCACCGAAGTCAGCGCCGAATTCTACAGCGCACCGCAACTGCTGCTGCTCGGAGCCGACAAAGACAGCTTCCTCGACGACAAAGGCAACCCGATACCCGTATGGGAATTCATCATCGGCCGCATCAACGCCATCAGCCGCGACGACAACGGCGACGTGCCCACCGTCCAGCAGATCAGCCAACAAAGCGTCCAGCCCCACGTCGAACAGATGCGCGAACTCGCCAGCCGCTTCGCCGGCGAAACCTCCGTGCCCGTCTCCAGCCTCGGCGTCGTCACCGACAACCCATCCAGTGCCGAAGCCATGCACGCAGCCGAAAAAGACCTCGTCATCGACTGCGCCGCAGCCAACCGCGTCTACGGAGCCGCCCTGCGCCGAATCGCACAGGACATCATCATGATCCGCGACCGCACCGCCGACATCACCGACGAAATGGCCGGCATCACCGCCAGATGGCGATCCCCGGCGCTGCCCAGCGTGATCGACAGCGGCGACGCGATCGTCAAGCTCATCGGCGCGTTCCCGTGGCTCGCCGACACCAGCGTCGCCCTGGAGGAGGCCGGCTTCACCGACGAGCAGATCACCCGCCTGCTCGCCGAGAAGCGCCGCAACCAAGCCACCGCCACCGCCACGCAGATGCTCGCCGCCCTCACCTCGCAACAGACGCAGAAGGAACCCGAGAATGGTCAGCAGGACACAACTCAACCAGCTCAACCTGACGCAGCAGCAGGCGGTCAGGCTGGCGATAGCGGAGATGCGCAAACTGTGGACGACGCTCAATGAGCTCACGCCCGAATGGCAGCACGACCTGCTGCTCGACGCGATCCCGCAGCTCGCCGCCAGATACGGCGACATCGCCGGAGCCGCCGCAGCCGAATGGTACGAAGCCACCCGCCTCGAAAACACCGGAGCCGCGTTCGACGCTCTCACCTACGGCAGCTTCAGCCCCGACGCCATCAAAGGCAGCATCGACGCCAAGGCCTACCCCATGATCCTCAGCGGCAACCCCCAGCAGGCGTTCGACTTCCTCACGGGCGCGATGCAACGCTGGATCAGATACGTCGGCCGCCAGACCATCGCACGCAACTGCCAGCACGACCCCTTCAAACCCAGATGGGCCAGAGTCCCCAGCGGCGCGAAGACCTGCGCATGGTGCGAAATGCTCTGCTCGCGCGGCTTCGTCTACTACTCCAAGGAAACCGCCGGAGCGCTCGCCCACTGGCACGACGAATGCGACTGCTCGATCGTGCCCGAATGGGAGAAGGACGACACCCACATCGCCGGCTACGACCCAGACCTCTACTACTCGCGGTACAAGGCCGCGTGGGACGCGGCCTGCGGCTACGGGGCCACCGACGCGCAGGTGACGCACTGGATGCGCGTGCTCAATCCGGGGGCCTACACCGACAACGCATAGATTTACCGCGACCGGAACCGGATCGCGGCGGCACTCGCACCGCATTGCGTGGACACCAAACAACCGACGGCCGGACAGCCGGCAAGGAGAAACGACCATGTTTCGAAAGTCATGGATGAAGCACATCCGCACGATCGTCGCCGAAGGCGAGACGGGCGGAGACTCCGAGAACACCGCCGAGCAGGCGGGAGAATCCCCCAAGGACGAGCCGCAGCGCACGTTCACCCAAGACGAGGTGAACGAGCTCGTGGAACGCCGTCTGGCGAGGGAACGGGCCAAGCAGGGCGACATCGCCGAGCTGCGCCGCAAGGCCAAGCTCTACGACGAAGCCGAAGAGGCCAGCAAGACCGAGACGCAGAAGCTCACCGAGCAGAACCAGAAGCAGGCCGCACGCATCGCGCAGCTCGAACACGGCAAGCTCGTGTCCGACGCATGCATGGCGCACGGCATCCCCGCCGAATACGCCGACCTCGTGACCGGCGCGGACGAAGAGGCCGTCAACGCATCCGCCGCGAAGGTCGCCAAGCTCATCGGCGGCGCGGCCAAGCACGCAACGGAAACCCCGGCCGTCACAGTGCCGAGCGAGGGGACGCGGCCGGCCGCATCCGGCAGCAAGACCATCTACGAGCTCATCGCCGCCGCCGAGAAGAACGGCGACGCCGCCAAGGCCATCGCGCTCAAGAGCATGCTGCTCGCGGACAAGAACTAACCAACCGATCCGAAAGGAACCATCATGCCCGGAATCACCGGTCAGGGAACCACCTACAACCTCCCCAACTACGTCGGCGAACTGTTCGCCGTCAGCCGCGAGGACACGCCGCTGCTATCCGCCATCGGCGGACTGACCGGCGGCCGCTCCACCACCGCCACCCTCTTCGAATGGCAGGGCTACGACCTTCGAGACCCCGACGCCAACCGGCAGCGCCTCGAAGGCGCGGACGCCCCGGCCGGCGAGGAGCGCGTGCGCTTCCACGCCAACAACGTGGTCGAAATCCATCAGGAAAGCGTGGAGATCAGCTACACGAAGCAGGGAGCCACCGGCAACCGCTCCACCGACGGCATGCCGACCGTCAGCGTCGGCGGCACCGTCATCCCCGCCGACGAGCTCGGCTGGCAGATCACCCAGCAGCTCAAGCAGATCAGCCGCGACGTCGAAGCCTCGTTCATCACCGGCACCTACCGGAACCCGACCGACAACACCACGCCGCGCAAGACGCGCGGCCTGATCGAGGCGATCACCACCAACTCGCGCAGCACCGAACACACCGCCGCGCAGCTCACCGCCGACGACGTGCTCGACCTCGCACAGCTCGCATGGGACAACGGCGGCATCCGCGAGACCGAGACCCGCACCATCGTCGTCAACTCGACTCTCAAGCGCGCCCTGACCCGAGCGTTCGTCACCGACCGCAACTACCGCGAGGAAACCCGCAACGTCGGCGGCGTCAACCTCCAGACCATCGAAACCGACTTCGGCCGGTTCAACATCATGCTCGACCCCTACGTGCCCAAGGACAAGCTGCTCGTCCTCAGCCTTGAGGAGCTCGCCCCCCGCTTCCTCGAAATCCCCGGCAAGGGCCACTTCTTCGCCGAACCTCTCGCCAAGACCGGAGCCGCCGACAAGGTGCAGCTCTACGGCGAGATCGGCCTCGAATACGGCAACGAGAAGGCGCACGCCATCCTCACCGTCGGAGCCAACGCACCGTCCACCAAGGTCGCGGGCGTCACCTTCGACAAGAAGACCATGGCCGTCAAGGTCGGAGCCACCAACACCGTCAAGGCGAGCATCAGCCCGCTCGACGCTACCGACAAGACCGTCACATGGGCCAGCAGCGCCGAAGCGACGGCCACCGTCAAAGCCGACGCCAAAGACCCGCTCACCGGCGTCGTCACCGGCGTCGCCGCAGGCACGGCCAACGTGACCGCCACCACCAAGGACGGCGCGAAGGTCGCCACCGTCGCCGTCACCGTGAGTGCCTGACCATGAGCGACGAGACCGAGCAGCAGCCGTTCGCGACCGTCGCCGACCTCGAAAAACGCTGGTACGGGCGAAAGTTCGCCGGCACCGACAAGGAGGACCACGTCAAGGTCCTCCTTGAGGACGCCAGCGACCTGATCCGCCGATACCCCGGACACCGAAGATGCACCGAGGCCACGCTGCGCCGCATATGCTGCGCCGTGGCCCGGCGCACCCTCGAAAACGAGGAAAGCGACCTCAACAGCAACGTCACCAACATGAGCGAGACCGTCGGCCCCGTGTCGCAGAGCTACACGTTCGGGAACACGGGGGCCGACATGCGCCTATGGCCCAGCGAGGAAAAGGAACTCGGCGTGGGATGCCAGCGGGCATGGAGCTACGACCCGTTCGAGGGGGCCAAGCCATGAAACGCATCCAAGGCGTAGACATCCGACTCACCCGCCGCGAACCCTATCGGCTGTCCGACGAGATGAACGAACAGACGCTCATAGACCTGCCGCCCGAGACCATCGCCAACGCGATCGTCACCGACGGCACGCAGACCAACGCCGGCGAAGCCGAACGCCCGCAAGGCACGGACACGGCCATCACCGTGTACCTTCCACGCTCATGGCCGTGGCGAAGCCTCAGGGGAGCCCGCCTCACCATCGACGGCACCGATTACTGGGTGCACGGCGACCCGCACCCGGTACGAACCAACCTCACCCCGACCGGACACTGGCCCGTCGGGGTGCAGGCCAGCACGAGGAAGGCGTGAACATGGCACGAACCCGCGTCAAACTCGACCTCAAGGGCTTCCGCGCCTACCGGCGAGACCCGACCGTCAAGGCCGTCCTCGACGAACAGGCGCGGGCATGGGCCATGAGGGCGAACGGGGCAAGGCGCCGCCGCAAGGCCGAATACGAGGCGGTGCCCGCCGCCGACAGCGAACACGGCAGCGTCGCGCTCGTCCACACCGGCAACATCGAAGCCCGCTTCGACAACGCCGAAAACAACACCCTCCTCCACACCATGTAGGAGCCGCCGCATGTCCAGCATCGCATCCACCGCCATCCAATGGATCAACCAACACCCGCCGGACGGATACACGGCACACGGCAGCACGCCAGACCCGCGCCCCGAACGATACATCACCGTGCAGCGATCCGGCGGCGTCAGGACCCGCTACAGGGACGACGCCATGCTCATCGTCCAAGTCAACGCCCCCACCCGCTCGCAGGCCGCAGACACGGCCGAACAAGTCGCCGACCTGCTGCTCGACATGTGGCGGCTCCCCGAAATCGCCGACGTCGAGATACACAGCATCGCCGACGCCAGCCTCAACGGGCCTCCGACCGAACACCGCTACCAGATCACTGCGGAAATCACCACAACCACCTGAAGGAACCAACATGGCAACCAAGAACAACAAGAAGAACGTAAGCCTCGGCAAACCGATGGTCGCCGGTGTCGCCTACCGCGCACCCGCCGGCACCGCACTGCCCACCGACGCCACCACCGCGCTCGCGGCGGCATACGAATGCGTCGGCTTCCTCGGCGAGGACGGCATCACCAACGCCACCGACACCGACAACACCACCATCAACGACATGGGCGGCGTGCAGGTCATCAACGAGATCAGCAGCTACGCCGAAACCTACCAGTTCATCATGATCGAGACCCGCGTCGAAAGCCTCAAGGCACGCTACGGCTCCGGCAACGTCACCGCCACCGGAGACGGCGACGCGAACACACTCACCGTCCTGCACACCATGCCCGACGGCGAATCCTGCGTCTGGGTCTTCGAAATCCTCATGACCGGCAACCGCGTCAAGCGCATCATCATCCCCGACGCCACCATCAGCGAGGTCGGAGACATCACCTACTCCAGCACCGATGTCATCGGCTACGACGTCACCTACAGCGCCAACCCGTCCGACCTCATCGACGGTGCCACCAGCAAGGAGATCATCGCCCCGCTGTCCAATGTCGCCACCAAGGCGCTCAAGCAGGCGCTCCACGCCGCAGCCTGACCCGCGCCCCGATAAACAGCAAAGCCGACCGGAACCGCCTCCGGCCGGCTTTTTTCGACTTCCGTGAAAGGACAACCAATGACAGCCAAGCCGCAGGATCACAAGCAGCCCAAGGACAAGCCCCGCAGGATCGAGGTCATGGGCGCGACCCTGACCATCGACCCGTCCATCCTCGACGACCTTGATATGGTCGAATACCTCTACGACCTCCAGCACGCCGCCGACAGCGACGACGGGGGCTTCGCGATCGTGCCGTTCCTGCGCAAGCTGTGCGGCGACGACTACGCGAACGTGAAGAAGGCGCTGCGCGACGACAACGGACGCATCCCCTTCGAGAAGGTCGGCGAATTCGTCCAGCAGCTCATCGAAGCACTCAACCCAAACTCCTGACGCTCGTGGAAATGATGGAGGCCGCGCCCGACGCCCTGCGGGCCGACCTCCAACGCTTCTACGGGCTCGACATGGACGAGATCGGCCACACGGTGAGGGTGCGTCGCGCCGCCGACCTCGCCGCCAACCTCCCCGAAGACGCGCTCACATGGGGGCGCATCGACGAACGCGCCACATGGGGCACCGCCAAACACCTGCTCGCCACCATCGCCGACAACACCGGCTTCATCGCATGGACGAAGACCAAAGCCGCCAAACAAGGCGAATGGCGCGGCGCGATCGAACGCCCCGGCTTCCCCAGGACCGCCAACGTCCAGAAGCTCGACCCCGACAACATGCTGCGCATCCTGCGCATGCCACGAACCTGACCGAAGGGAGCGCACATGGTCGAACTAGCACACGCCTACGTGCAGATCGTCCCATCCATGAGCGGCGTCGGCCGAGCCATACAGGACGCCTTCGGCTCAGCCGGAGACAAAGGCGGCGCACAGGCCGGCAAGAACTTCACCTCCGGCTTCTCCGCCAAGATCGGAGCCGTCGCCGGCGTCACCGCGAGCGTGTTCAACAAAGTCGCCGGCGTGGTCGCCTCCAGCCTCAACAGCGCCATCGGCCGAGCCGACCAGATGAACAACTTCCCCAAGGTCATGAAAAACCTCGGGTACTCCAGCGAGGACGCGGCGGCGAGCATCAAGAAGATCAGCGCAGCGCTCGACGGCCTGCCCACCACCAGCTCGGCCATGACCGGCATGGTGCAGCAGCTCGCCCCATTGACCTCGAACCTCGACGAGGCCACCGACATCGCGCTCGCGTTCAACAACGCCATGCTCGCCGGCGGCGCGAGCACGATCGAGCAGGAAAACGCGTTAACCCAGTACACGCAGATGCTCTCCGCCGGCAAGGTGGACATGCAGGCGTGGCGATCCATACAGGCCGCCATGCCCGGCCAGCTCAATCAGGTCGCCGAGGCCATGATGGGAGCCGGCCACAACGCCAACGACCTGTACGAGGCCATGAAGGACGGAACCTACAGTTTCGACGACTTCAACAAGACCGTCATGCGCCTCAACAAACAAGGCTTCGCCCAATACGCGAGCTTCGCCCAGCAGGCCAGGGACGCCACCCAAGGCATCGGCACGGCGTTCGAGAACGTCCGCAACCGTGTGGCCAAAGCCGTCCAGAAGGTCATCGAGGCCATCGGCGTGGAGAACATCGCCGGCGCGATCAACGACTTCAGCTCGCAGTTCGGCAAGATCGGCGACGCCGCAGCCAACATGGTCACGGGCGTCAAGAACTGGCTTGGCCAAGCCGCGCAGGCCGCCAAGCCGCTCGTCTCGATCTGGCAAGGCGACTTCGCTAAACTCGGCCTGTACCTCACCGGCCTCGGCGCGAACGTGGCCGCATTCGGCAAAAGCCTGCTCGACGTCATCACCAACGGCGGCGGCATGCAGAGCTTCCTCGTCGGCCTGAACAACGTCATCTCGGCGCTCGTCAACTGGTGGATCGCACTCACCCGCAACGTGAGCATCTTCATCGGCACACTCGCCGACACCGGCGGCGTGCAGGCATTCCTCGCCGCGCTCGGCGAACTCTGGCAAGGCCTGACCCAACTATTCCAAGGCCTACAGGACGCCGCGACCGGCCTCCTCGAAATCGGCGAAAACGGCGGCGCGGCCGCCGCCGCGGGCAAACTCGTCGGAGACGCCTTCAAGGTCGCCACCCCGATCGTCAAAGCGCTTGCCGGCACACTGCAATCGGTCGGCGAATGGGCCGGCGAACACGGCGACATCGTGCGCGCTGCCATCATCGGCATCGGCACCGCGTTCGCCGCGGTCAAGGGCTATCAGGCGCTCAACAGCGGTCTACAGGCGCTAACCGGAACCATGAACACGGTGACGACCGCCGCCAAGGGCATCAGCAACGGCATCATGCTCATGACGGACCTGGGCGGCCCGGTCGCCATGCTCAAGCAGATGGCCGGAGGGCTGAGCCTCGTCAAGACCGCACAGACCGCATGGAGCACGGCCACGAAGATGGCGACCGCCGTGCAGGGCGCGTTCAATGCCGTCATAGCCGCCAACCCCATCGGCGCGATCGTCGTCGCCGTCGCGGCCGTCGTGGCCGCACTCGTCTGGTTCTTCACCCAGACCGAGGTAGGCCGCAAGGCATGGGCCGCGTTCACCTCATGGCTGTCCGAGACATGGGCCGCGCTCGTGGAGGGCGCCAAGGCGATATGGAACGGGCTCGGCGAATTCCTCGCCAACCTATGGGCGACGATCACCGGCGGCGTGCAATCCGCATGGAACGGCATCGCCGGCTTCTTCACGGGCCTATGGCAGACGATCAGCGGCGGCGTCACCGGCGCATGGACGTCGATCACCACGTTCCTGTCCGGCGTGTGGACCGGCATCAGCACGACCGCCACGACGATATTCAACGGGATACGCGACTTCATCGTCAACGTGTTCACCGTGATCGGCGCGCTCATCGTCGCACCCTTGCAGGCGATCCGGAACGGCATCAACACCGTGTTCGGCTGGATACTCTCGTTCATCACCCAGCAGATGAACAGCACGAACACCGTATGGAGCACCATCTGGACGGCGATCTACAACGTCGTCAACACGATCTTCACGCTTATCAGCGGCTACATCTCGACCGTGGTGAACGCGATCCACACCGTCATCGTCGTGTTCCTCAGCCTCCTCAAGGGAGACTGGCAAGGCGCATGGGACGCAATCAAATCGTTCTTCACGGCCACATGGGACGGCATCAAAGCGTTCCTGTCGAACACCCTCGACGCAATCAAGACCGTCTGGACCACCGTATGGACCGCCATCAGCACGTTCTTCACCGACGTATGGAACAAGATCGTCGCGTTCTTCACGCCGATCATCAACGGCATCAGGAACACGATCGGCAGCGTCCTCAACGCGATCGCCGGCGTGTGGACGAGCATCTGGAACGCGGTCAGGTCCGTCGCGTCCGCCGTCTGGAACGCGATCAGTGGCGTGGTGTCCACATACATCCAGAATGTGCGCAACACCATCTCGACCGTCCTGAACGCCATCAGCGGCGTATGGACGAGCGTATGGAACAGCGTCAGCTCGTTCCTTGGAAACATCTGGCACGGGATCACGTCGGCCGTGTCCAACGGCATCCAGAACGTGAGCAACACCGTCGGCCGCATCAAAAGCACCGTGCTCGGCGCGGTCGGCGGCGCCGGCCAATGGCTGTACGACACGGGTCGTCAGGTCATCAGCGGCCTCATCAACGGCATCGGCGGCGCGTTCCAATGGGTCAGGAACACGATCAGCAACCTCGGCAGCAGCCTCGTCGGCTGGGCCAAGAGCGTGCTCGGCATCCACTCGCCATCGAGAATCTTCCGCGACGAGGTCGGCAAATGGATACCCGCCGGCATGGCCCAGGGCATCGACAAGGCCAGCGGCCTCGTCGCCGACAGCATCGACGGACTCACCGACATGGTCCCGACCGTCAGCCTCAAGACCGACACCAGCCGACTCGAAACCCCGCTCGCATACCACGGCACCGTCAACGGCGGCCGGATCGCGTACACGATGGACGAACAGGCCGGCGAATACGCCACCAAACAGGACATCATCGACGCGATCGACGCGGCCCTCGCCGCCGGCATCACGCTCAACCTCAACGACCGTGGCGGCGAGGTCATGGCCGGCAAACTCGCCAAACCAATGAGCTACGAACTCAACAGCCTCGCCATGAGAGGCCGTTAAAACCAGAGAGGAAAGCATCATGCTCTACCAGCGACGCATGCGCCTGCCGCATGTCGAAGACCCCACGCTCAACGGCGTCCCGCTGGAGCGCATGATGTTCTCCCTCGCCGCCGACGGCATCACCATCGACGCCACCAAGCCCACAACCAGCACGCAGGACATGCCCGGCCGCGACGGACAACTCGACCTCACCCTCGAAGACCCCACCGGGGCCGCGTACATGGGCAACCGCGCCATCACGCTCAACCTGTACGCGATCGGCGGCGAAGACGACATCCTCGCCGCCAAAACCCGCCTCGCCGCCCTCGCCGGCACCATCGTCACGCTCTCATGGCGCAGCCTGCCCGGCGAATACCGAGGCCGCATGAGCCTCGGCGCATGGGCGGACAAATGGGCCGGCCCCCGCCAGATCGCCACGCTCGTCACCGTGAGCATCGACGCCCACCCCTACCTGATCGGCCGCGGCCGATCCATCGCGCTCAAAACGGGCGCGAACACGATCACCGTCAAAGGCAACCGGCCATGCTGGCCCACATGGACGCTCACCCCCGCCAGCGGGGCGAAAACCATCAGCATCAAGGACGCGCACGGCCACACCCTCGCCATCGCGTCCACCACCGCCATCACCGGACGAATCAGCATCATCACCGACCCCGACCACCGGGAGCTGCGCGTCAACGGCAACCTCATGGCTCCGACCCTCGAATCCGACTACTTCCCCCTGCCGCCCGGCGTGCACACGCTCGCCCTCACCGGCTGCGCCGGCATCCTCACCTACCGGCCACTCACCCTCATCTAGGAGACACGACCATGCGTTACATGATCTTCGACCGCTGGGGCAACCCGCTCGGCGACCTCCCATACGCCATCAAAGCCATCCGCACCAGAGCCACCGACGGCACCGACACCCTCGACATCACCACCATCGGCGAGATCAACAAGGACGAACGCATCGTGTTCAAGGACTCGATGGGCCGTTGGGCGGAATACCTGTGCCAGTCCACCCAGACCGCCCGCGCCGCAGGCATGCCCGTCACCGTCGCCTACTGCACCGGCAGCATCGCCGAACTCTCGCGCACCTATATCGAGGACAAACGCAACCGCAACGCGAACGCCAAAGCCTGCCTCGCCAAAGCCCTCGAAGGCACCCGGTGGGCGGTCGGCACCGTCGAGACCGGCACCATCACCGGCACCGCCGACCTCAGCTTCTACCACTGCACCGTCCTCGAAGCCATCCAGAAGACCGCCGACACCTACGGGCTCGAAGTCCAGACCGAATACCAGCCCGACCCGACCGGCAACCGGATCGGCCAACGCATCATCCACCTCGTCGAACACCGGGGCTCCACCAACACCACGAAACGCTTCGAATACGGCAAGGACCTCACCCAAATCAAACGCGACATCGACAGCGGCGACGTCATCACCCGCCTCTACGGGTGGGGCAAAGGCATCGAACAAACCAACGAGGAAGGCGAAGCCACCGGCGGATACGGCCGCAAAATCAGCTTCGCCGACGTCAACAACGGCAAACCCTACATCCAAGACGACCAAGCGCTCGCCAACTGGGGCATCGTGGGAGCCGACGGCACCAAACACCACAGCGAAGCAAGCGTGGACTTCCCCGACTGCGAAGACCCCAAGGAACTCCTAAACCTCACCAAAGCGGCGCTCAAGACCCGCACCACGCCGACCGTCAGCTACACCGCCGACGTGACCGCACTCGGCCAAGCCGGCTACGACCCGGAAGGCACGGACGTCGGCGACAGCGTGCAGATCATCGACACCAGCTTCGCCACACCATTGCGCCTCGAAGGCCGCATCCTCCAGATCGAGGAAGACCTGGCCGGCAGCCTCGCCGACACCAAGATCACCCTCGGCAACATCCGGCAATCCTACACGCAGCGCATGGCCGCCCAACAGCAGGCCCTCGACAAACTCGTCTCCAACTCCGGCGCATGGAACAGCGCCGCCGGCGGCACCGGCCCGTACATGAAGGACCTCATCGACCGCATCAACCAGATCATGAACGCCGCCGGCGGATACACGTACCTCAAACCCGGCCAAGGCATCTACGTCTACGACAAGCCCGAGGACCAGACCCCCACCCAATGCATCCACATCGGCGGCGGCTACTGGCGCATCGCCGACCACAAAAAACCGAACGGGGACTGGGACTTCCGGGCGCTCGCCAACGGCAAAGGCATCTTCGCCGACACCGTGTTCACCGGCCGTCTCTCCGACGCAGCAGGCCTGAACTACTGGGATATGGACACCGGCGATTTCAGCCTGTCCGTCCGCAGCACCATCGGCGGCAAGACCGTCCAGCAGTATGCCGACGGCGCGGTGTCCGACGCGAACTCGTACACCGACGCGGCGAAACAGGCGGCGATCACCGAGGCCAAGCGTCAGGCCGACGCGGCCGATACGGCCAAGCTCGCGGAGGCGAGGAAGTACGCCGAGACCAAGGCCTCGGAAGCCCTGACCGCAGCCAAGGCGCAGTCCAAATCGGACAGCGATGCCGCGAAGGCGGCGGCGCAGGCCTACGTGGACGCACTCGACGAATCTCTGGGCCAGCGCAGCATCTTCGACCGTCTGACCAACAACGGCAAGACGCAGGGCATCTACCTGTCCGGCGGACTGCTGTATCTGAACGCCACGTATATGAAGACCGGCGTATTGGATGCGGCGCTCGTCAAGGCCGGCCGTCTCACCGACAAAAAAGGCCTGAACTTCTGGGATATGGACACCGGCGAATTCAGCCTGTCCGCCAATTCGACCATCAACGGCAACAAGGCGTCCAGCCTCGCCACTCAGACCCAAGCCCAGAAACTCGCCACGGACGCGCAGACCGCCGCCAAGACCTACGCCGACAGCGTGGGAGCCAGCACGCTCAACAGCGCGAAAAGCGACGCGACCGCCAAGGCCGACACGGCCCTGTCCGGCGCGAAGACCTACGCCGAGGCGATCATGGCCTACGGCAGCAACCTCGTGCGCAACCCGAACGGCAACCCCGACCACGACCTCGACAAGCTCGGCGCGAGCAAACTCACCAAGACAATGCCCGCCACACACCCCGAGGGCATCACGAGCGCGATCCACCTGGGCAACGTGCGAGACACGTACTTCGGATGGCCGCTCGACACGTTCCGGGGCCACACGTTCCGCCTGTCCGGCTGGGCATACCGCAAGGCCGGCAATGTCACCAGCAGCTTCGGCATCCACTGGACGGACACCGGCAACGGCAACCACTGGCAGACCATCGCCCAATCCGCCGCCAACGCGAACGGCTGGACATACGTGTCCGGCAGCTACACCGTGCCATCCAACGCCAAAACCGCACGCCTGTGGATGCAGGTCGATCGCAACCCCGCCACCGCATCCGACGCCGACTGGTACTGGACCGGCCTGCAATGCACCGACGAGACCGCCGCCCGCAGCTACGTGGACACCTTCGAAGGAGAACTCACCCAGACCTACATCTTCAACAAGCTCACCAACAACGGGCAGACGCAGGGCATATACCTGTCCAACGGGCTGCTGTACGTCAACGCGACCTATATGAGGACCGGCGTCATCACCGGCAAGCGCTCCTACTGGAACCTCGACACCGGCCAGTTCGTCATGACCGACGCCAACGGCAACGAAACCGTCCACCTCGACGGGGACGGTGTCAACAACCTCCTGACCGGCACCTTCCGAACCGCCCGAACCGGCAACAGGGTGCAAATCAGCCCGAGTTTCAAACAGACCGAAATCTCCGGCACGGACTCCTTAGAAGGCGCAGGCATCCAGTTCTACCACGGAAGCGGCTCGTACCAGCACCCGTACATCGCGGTCGAGTCCACCACGCAGCAGGAGGGTGAAGTCAGCGCGCTCACGTTCAACGGCGGGCGGCGCGCTGAGCACGACCCCGGCGCGTTCGCCAGAATCGGCGAACGCAAGGCCGACGACAACACCACCAAGGTCGGCACCGTGTTTCTCGCCGCAGAAAAGGACTATGACTCGACCGATCCCAGCAGTAGGCGTGCCTACCTAAGTCTGTGGTCTCCCAAGACCGGGGCCACGACCGCCACGCTCGCCGCGCGAGACCCCAATGGCCTGGTCGGAATCCAAGCCGACATCGACAGCGGATACCTGTACATGGGAGGCTTCCTCGGCGGCTTCTCCGGCGGGCGCTCCACCTTCCAAACCACGTGGTGGGAAGGCCAAAACATCGGAGCCATGAAATACGCACAATACACCTTCACATCCTCCAATCCCGCGAAATACGGGTCATACAAGGCGTTCGCCACAGTCGATCACCGGCAGGACGATCCCGGTCTGTTCGTGATCACCGTGTCCGACTGCACGGCAAGCGGCTGGAGTATCTGGGTGTACACGCCGCCGGAGAGGGTGGTCACCGCAGTGGATTCCCATTGGGACTACAACACCAGCACTGGCGTCGTCTCCAACCTATCCATCAACACGCATTATGCGGCCCTGTTCCAGGGCAACAAACCCTACCAGCTCCACACCATCGGATTCCTCAAGAAATAGGAGATTCCCATGCAAGTAACCACCATCAACGACCAGCCCACCCTCCTCATAGACCGACCCCTCACCGCCGACACCACCCCGCCGGCCGCAGTCACCGAAGGCATGACCACCATCACCACCACCCCACCCACACCCGCCATGCGCCACGACGCCATACCACTCGCCGCAATCGCATCATGGCGCACACTCCTCGGCATCGAAACCGACACCGAAGCCGTAGCCGCCATCCTCCACGTCCGAGACCACGGCGAACCAGACCCAGACCCCGACACCGGCGAAACCGCATGGACAAGCGCCTACAACGCCATCGGAAAAGCCATCAACACTACCACCGCGCCCGCCGACAATGCCACCGACGATCAGCTCACCGCCGGCCGCAACAAAACGCGCGGACTGCTCGGCCTCCCGCTCCTACCGGACACGGCAACCACCAACCCATCCGCCGAAGACGAAACCGACGCCCCGACCACCATCGCACTGCCCGCCGGCATCGAACCAACGGAACTCGGCAACCTCCTCGCCGACCACGCCGACGACATCGCCAGCGCAACCGACCGATTCATCGAATCACTCACCCAAACCAACGACGGAAAGGACCACGACTGATGGACGACAAAAACCTCTACCCGGCCATGATCGGCAAACTCCGCGAAATGCTCGCCGACAGCACCGTCCAAATCGCCGCACTCCAAGCCCAGATCGACATACTCGCCAAGGAAAACCAACGCCTCACCGACCAATCCAACAAGGACGACGACAATGGCAACGCTTGACAGCTTCCGCGAAGCCACAGGCGAACCCATCCAACTCGACCTAGCCAACGGCTACATCGCAGACATACGCCTCAACGCCGGCGACGTCAACGGCCGCACCATCACCGTCGAACTCACCGACAACGGCACACCCATCACCACAACCGCCGAAATCACCTGCGCGCTCGCCTACAACACCAGTCCCGGCAGCAGCCTCGGCGACCGCGTGACCATGAGCCCGGTCAGCGGCACCCCCACGGCCACGTACCGCGTCGCCGTGCCGCGCAAGGCGTTGCAGCACGCCGGCGCGATCCTCATGGGCATCGAGGTCAGCGTCAACGGCACGAAGACCTGTTCGCGCAACTTCCACGGCATCGTCGAACGAGCCGTGTTCGACGCGACCGCACCCGACGCGCAGGATCAGATGAACGTCCTCGAACAGCTCATCGACGACGCGAACAAGGCCGTCAAGAACGCGGTCAGCGCGGCCGGCGAGGCCAAGGACGCCGCCAACGCGGCACGCACCAGCGTGATCGAATACCGGCAGCTCTCCGACGACTGCAAGGCCAAGATCGCGGCCAGCGCGGCCATCGGCGTGGTCTTCGCGACCCAAGCCGACATAGACGCCCAATACGACACCGTGATCGCGCCGGCATTGTCCGACGCCGAAACGATCCCGCCGCTCACCCAGTCCGACATCGACTGGGCGCTCGACATCATCAACCGATAAACAGGAAGGAGCCATCATGGCGAACACGCAGAAGGTCATGACCCTCGCCGACACCGCCCAGCTCATCGCCAAGGTACACGCCAACGCCGCCAAGGGCGTGCGCTTCGAGTACGACAGCACCAAGGGCGAATACGGCAACATCGCCGCCTACTTCACCGCCCACACGGACGGCAAGGTGTACGGCGCGAAATTCCCCAAATACACGTACAGCAACACGCCAACCGGCGTGAAGACCCGAGACAACGCCAACCTGACCATCGAGATCAGCACCAACGCCAAGGCCGGACGCGACGACTACGCCGCACTGCCTGCCTTCCGCACATGGGACGTCAACGCCACCGTGGACGACGACGGCGTGCCCCATGTCACCGCCATCGACGGCATCGACACCCGCTTCAAACGCGACGGCAGCAACGGCGACGTGTACGTCATGACATGCCCCGGATACTACAAGCTCGAAAGCACGAGCACCCACAACGAATTCCTGTACAGCGACACCCAGTACGACGGTTACGCGCCATTGCCCGGCGTGCTGCTGCCCGACGGCAGCAAACGGCCATGCCTGTTGTTCGCGAAATACGCCGCCTCCCTCGACTCCCAGCAACGCCCCCTGTCCGTCAGCGGCAAGGAGATCGACCGAGAATTCGGCTCCCAGAACCGAGCCATCGACTACGCGCTCAAGAAAGGCAAGGGCTACGCCGGCCGCTGCGCCGGCGACACCTTCTACGTCCAGCTCATGCTCATGCTCAAATACGCCACCAAAAACTCGGACGTGCTCGGCGGCTGCTGGCAGTACACGCCTCAGACCGCCGTCACCAAGGCCGAAACCGGCGTCAAGCGCGTCATCATCGCCACCAGCTACGCCAACAACTTCGACGTCGGCAGCACCGTCAACGTCGGCACCGACAAGGAACGCAACAACACCGGCAACTACAGCGCCGCCCGGGCACGCACCATCCTGAGCAAGACCGCCATCGACGCCAGCAACACCGCCCTCAACCTCGACGGCGACGCCATCACCACGACCACCGCATGCTTCGTCAACAGCATGCCGTGGAAGACCGGGGCCACCGACAAGCTGCTCGGCACCGACGGCCGCCCATCCACCGCGTCCGCCGCCAACCACCAACCCATCCGCCTACAGGGCATCGAACTGTTCAACGGCATCTACGAAAGCGACGCCGACCTCATCGCCAACGCCGTCAAGGACAACGACAACCTCGGCCGCATCGAACTCTACCGCGTGTTCGACATCACCAAGGCATCCAAGACCTCGACGGCGAACTACACCAAGATCGGCGAATTCACCGCACGCGACAAGACCACGAACGACTCATGGCGCTACGCCGAGGACTTCACCCTGTCCAACGGCGTCATCATCCCCACGGGCCTGAACGCGACGAGCACCACCGGCATGTGCGACGCCATCGTAGCCAACCCGCTCACATCCCAAGGCCTCCGACAGGTGCAGCGCTTCGGCGGCCTCTGGGGTGGGGCTGCCTGCGGCGCTTTCGCCGCGTACCTCTGGAACGACCTCGCGGATCGCTGGTGGTACATCGGGGGCCGCCTGTCTGCGCTCGGTCGCACGAAGGCGTAGCCGCAGTGCGATGGGGGTGAAGCGAAGCGAGGGGGCGAAAGCTCCCTTTCTACGTTTCGCAACTCTTTGGGATTTGTGGCGGTACGCCTCCGACGTCCGTGCGTGGTGCAGCGCTTCGGCAACCTCAGGGATGGGGCTGCCTGCGGCGCTTTCGCCGCGAACCTCAGGAACGACCTCGCGAATCGCAGGTGGAACATCGGGGGCCGCATATCAGGAACCTGTCAACGCATATACGCCATTACGCCACAACTACCCTCCACGCCAGCCAGTGAGAGGGCAAGCCACGGCCCAGCCGAAAATCAAACCGAGCACCCGGCCGGTAGGCGAACCCATCCAGCACCGTCGAACGCCGGCATAGTCCAGATAGGAAACGCTCTGAAAACCCATTGCAAGCACACCCGCTGCGCCACGCCCATGTTCGTCCGCAGGGCGATCGATCACTACCTCAAGGGCAAACGGTCCCGCCGCGACGTGACCCGCTTCCTCGAAACCCACCCCGACCTCGACCGGCTCGCCGAACGGATCGCCGACGAGATACGCGAAGGCCGATACCGCGACACCAGGATCACGTACTTCAACCGCGTCGAACCGATCAGCGGCAAACACCGCGTCATCGGCCGCGAATCGGTACGCCACCAAATCTACGACCATGTGGCCGTCATGGCCCTCCAGCCGTTGTTCGACGCGAAGGTGGGCCGATGGCAGACCGCCAGCATCCCCAATCGCGGCACCATCGACGCCCGCCGCGCGATCAAACGATGGACACGCGAACGATCCAGCAAATGGTTCGTGAAGCTCGACGTGCGCAAATACTATCCCAGCATCGACCGCCCCACATTGAAGGCGATGCTCACGCGCGACGTCGGCGACCCGATCCTGCTGCGCCTCGTGTTCCACCTCATCGACCGGTACCAAGGCGACAACGGCCTCAACATCGGCAGCTACCTGAGCCAATGGCTCGCCAACTACTACCTCAGCCACGCCTACCACTGGATCGAATCGCCGGCCATGACCATCGAACGCACCCGACGACGAACCGGCGAAATCACCACCCGCAGGCTCATCACGCACCAACTGTGGTACATGGACGACCTGCTGCTCATCGGCACCTCGAAACGCGACCTCAAGATCGCCGCCCGCCGCATCGTCCGCTACCTCAAAGACACGCTCAAACTCGACGTACACCCGGAATGGAACTGCAAACGCCTCGACCTCGAACCCATCGACATGGTCGGGTACACGTTCCGACCCCACGGGCGCGTCAACATCCGCAGCGGCGTATTCCTCCGCGCCCGCAGAACCTTCAACCGCGCCGGACGACGACCCATGACCGAACAACTCGCACGCCGCTGCTGCTCCTACTACGGGTACCTGCGCAACAGCGACAGCATCCAATACCGACGCAGGCACCGCATCGATTTGACCATGCGCCGCGCGACCCGATACCTCAGCGCGACGCAACCCACCACACACAGGAAGGCACCACCATGCTCCAAACGGTATCCAGCACCGACCCCCTCGAAGAGGTCAGCTACTACCCGCGCGGCGCCGGCCTCGCCGACATCCGCATACGACGCAACATCACCACCGTCATGCACGAGGACGGCGATGCCACGTGGACGGAATACACCGCCGACGAAGCCTATACCGTGCGCGACCTGACCGAACAGGAAGCCATCGAACAGGCCGACAGCATTTGGCTCGACTGTCTGCAGGCGTCCAAATCGGACAGTCAACGACTCAGCGCCCTCGAGGCGTCAAGCCTCGATCAGGACGAGGCTCTGGCCGAAATCTACCAGCTCCTCGCGGGAGGTGAAGCATGAGCAAAGCCATGATCCGCGTCTACGCCCGCCTCGTCATCGCCGGCCGCAAGACCCTCGACGACGTGCCCGAAAACGGTCGCGAAGCCGTCAAAGCGTACATCGACGCCCTGGGCGAAGAAGGGAACGAATGAACCCCATAGCCCAGCAGCTCACCGTCTGGGCCGCCACCGGCATCATCACCGCCCTAGGCGGGTACATGCTCGGATGGTGGCGCGGCTACCGACGCAAATCCGACGCCATGCAGACCGGCGTGCGCGTGCTCCTGCTGTGCAAGCTCGAACAGATGCAGCGCGAAATGGTCGCCAACGACGGCATCGCCGACAACACCGCCAAACAGACCGCGCAGCTCGTCTACGACACCTACCACAGCCTCGGCGGCAACGGCCACGGCACCCAAGTCAATCAGGACATACAGGACGCGCCGATCGCCCCCAAGAAGGTTTAGCCCTCGCCGGACATCCCCGGCGGGGGGCTGTTTCATATGCCCGCCCACCACGTAGGAAGGATAAGAATTTGGGCAAGTTCAAGAACAAAAGCAAGCCGATCACGGCAATCATCGCGGCAATCATCGCCATGCTGCTCGCGACCGCGCCGGCGATCGCCATGGCCGACATGGTCGGCATCGACGTGTCCGGCTGGCAGGCCGCGAACGTCACCTGCACCGCCAGCTACGACTTCGCCGTCGTCAAAGTCAGTCAGGGTGTCGGCTTCGAGAACGGTAGCTGGCGCACTCAGGCCAAGTGCGTGACCGACCGGGGCAAGAGCCTCGGCCTGTACCATTACGCCGGCGGCAACAACGCCGCGAGCGAGGCCGACTACTTCGTCGCCAAGGCGAGGGACTACGTCGGCCGGGCCGTGCTCGTGCTCGACTGGGAAAGTTATCAGAACGCCCAGTGGGGCAACAGCGACTGGGTGCGCCGGTTCGTGCAGCGCGTGCACACGCTCACCGGCGTGTGGCCGATGGTGTACGTGCAGGAGTCCGCACTCAATCAGATACCCAGCGACGTGCGCGCCAACTGCGGACTCTGGGTCGCTCAGTACGCCAGCAACGCGCCGACCGGCTACCAGAGCCGACCGTGGAACTACTCGATCTACGGCGAGGCCATGCGCCAGTACACCTCCAACGGTTGGGTCAACGGCTACAACGGGCCGCTCGACCTCAACTACTTCCGTGGCGACGCATCCCAGTGGCAGGCCTACGCCAACCCCGCAGGCGCAGCCAAGCCGGCCACGCCGCCGCAGACCGCGACGCCCCCGACCCAGACCATCGACCTACAGGCCCTCGCCACCGCCACCATCCGTGGCGACTACGGCAACGGCCAGCAGCGACGCGACGCGCTCGGCGCTAACTACGACAAGGTCATGGCGATCGTCAACCAACGCCTCAACGGCACCACCACCGTCGTGCAGCAGCAGACGACCGCCGCCACGCGCGTCACCGTCCGCGCTGGCGACACCATGAGCGCGATCGCCACACGCACAGGCCTGTGGCCGCTGTCCAAGTGGAGCGTGCCCAGCGGCAACCTTAACCTGATCTACCCCGGTCAGGTCGTCACCTACAACGGCGGCGGCAGCACCGCCACCGGCAGCAACGCCCCACCGTCCCGTACCGTGACCGTCCGCGCAGGCGACACCCTCAGCGGCATCGCGGCACGGCTCGGCATCAGCTACACGCAGCTCACCGGCTATCGCAGCGGCAACCCCAACGTGATCTACCCCGGCGAAGTGCTGCGCTACTGATAACCCGACCTACCTAGGAACCCTGCACCCGACACCGGGCGAGGTTCCTAGGTTCCAAATCACAGAATCGAGGACAATATGACCGACGAAAACACCGAACTGAAGACCGCCGGTACGGAGCCGACCGTGCCCGATTGGCTGCTGCCGAACCGAGCCTATGACGTGCTCAAATGGCTCGCGCTGATCGTGCTGCCGGCCATCGGCGTGCTCGTGCAGACCCTCGGCCCCGTATGGGGCTGGACATGGGCCGACCTGGCCGCGACGACCATCAACGCCGTCGCCCTGACCATCGGCGTCATCATCGGCGCCAGCACCCTCAAGGCCAAGGCATCCAAGGCCGAATAACAAGAAGCCCCCCGAACCTACCGCACTCAAGGTATGGTTCGGGGGCTTTTCGTCGTATATGGGGTCAGGCGTGGACGACTTCGCGGCGACGCATGGTGCGCAGCCGGTCGGCGATCCATGTGTTGACGACGGCGTTGCGGCTGATCGCCAAGTCGGCGGCTTCCTCGTCCAGTTCGCTGACCATCCACGCGGGCATCGTCAGCGTGATCCGCTTCTCCAGTGGGGGATGATGCTCGACCACGGGATTGTCGAGGTCCACGTAGTCGAGGATGTCGTCGCCGTTGTCGAACATCTCCTCAAGCTGGTCGCTGGTGATCGACTTGGCGTCAATCTTATTCTTGGCTGTCATAGTATGCCTCCTCGTTCTTGCGTGATCGGCGCACGGATATGATGCGTATGCGCTTGCCGCGCTTGGTCGTGATCGCCGTCCAGTGCTTGCCGTCGATCATGCCGAGCACGATGTAACGCACATCGTCGTTGCCGGGATTTGGAGCGGTCAGCGTCACCGTCTTCGAGTTGTCCCACATGCGCTGGGCCGCCTCGAAGTCGATTCCGTGTTTGGCGAGGTTCTTCGCGCTCTTCGCCGGATCGTATTCAAACTCCATCAAACCTCCTAATAACATCTATTATACATCAATATGACATCAATACAACATCACGCGGCGAGGCGCGTGGCTTCCACGGCGGCTCGCAGCCGGTCGTCGGGCATGGCGATGTACCGTTGCGTGGTCTCGACCGAGGCGTGGCCTAGGAGCTTGGAGACGAGCAGCAGGTCTCGTGTGGCGGCGTAGGTCGTGGTCGCGTACCTGTGGCGCAGGCTGTGCGCCGTCCATCCATCGCCCAAGAGGTCGCTCAGGTGTCGGCCGACGTAGGATGATTCGACGTGGCCACTCCATCGGCCGGGGAAGCAGTAGCCGTTGGCGGATCGGATCAGCAAGGCGAGGTCGTCGCCGATAGGCACGATGCGTTGCTTGTCGCCCTTGCCTACGACCACGAGGCTCCAGCCCACGAGGTCGCGCATCACGTCGCGGCTGTGCACCTTCGCTATCTCGAAGCGCCGCAACCCGCATTCAGCGCCGAGCCTGAGCATGAGCCGTTCACTGTCCGTGGCCTTGCGCAGCGCTGCGAGTATGACCACGTCCGGGCATGGCCGGGGATGCGGTTCGGGACGCTTGACGGTGGGTAGGAACTCGCTCGGATCGGCCTCGCTGCGGCCGGACGCTTTGAGCCATCGGAAATAGCTGACGCAGGCGTTCTTCGCGCCCTTGCGCGTCTCCGGCTTCCAGTCCTTCGCGGCGAAGTGCGCGAGCAGGTCGTCGCCCTCCACGTCCCTAGGATCGCCCTCAAGCGCCCTCGATAGCGCGGACATCTGGCATCGGCGCGTGCCGATCGTGTTGGGGGAGTAGCCCGCCGCCTTGAGGGAGTCGAGCCATAGATTGATTGATTCTGCCCAGAGCGGGCTTGGGTGTTGTTTTTTCACAGGACATCATCGCCCCGATCGGATATGCGGCCCCGTAGGGCACGACGGCGGATAAACGAAAAGCCGTCACGAATAATCGTGACGGCCTCGCCCGCAGTAGCGGGGACAGGATTTGAACCTGTGACCTCTGGGTTATGAGCCCAGCGAGCTACCGAGCTGCTCCACCCCGCGTCGGCTTGTCTCTCAGACAGCTCTATCTACAATAGGTGCAGATTCCAGAAAGTCAACATCGGCGTGTCGCGTCATCTTCCCGCGGTTTTAAAACGTGAATTGGCTCACGCAGCGAGGGGTTTGGGGCGGAGTCGGAGTCGGGGTAATAACGCGCCATAAATGGCCGTTATAGGAATGCCCTGAACCGTTATCCCGAATATTGACATAATAGGAACATGCCTATCAAGATCCCCAGTGGCCTGCCGGCCAGAGATATCCTCGATTCGGAGCGCATCTTCGCTCTGGAGAAGCCCGAGGCGGAGCGTCAGCGCGTCCGCCCGCTCAAACTGGTGATCCTGAACTTGATGCCTAAGAAAATCGAGACTGAAACACAGCTGCTGCGTCTGATTTCCAAGTCGCCGCTGCAGGTCGAAATCGACTTCATGAAGACCTCCACGCATGAGGCCACGCACGTTTCCGCCGATCATCTCGTCAAGTTCTACGAAAACCTCGATGCGTTCAAAGACAACTATTACGACGGTTTTGTGGTCACCGGCGCGCCTGTAGAGCATATGCCGTTCGAAGATGTGGACTACTGGGACGAGTTCAAGACGATTCTCGACTGGGCCTCCACCCATGTGTTCTCCACCATGTACCTGTGCTGGGGTGCGATGGGCGCACTGTACTACCGCTACGGCATCCACAAGGTGGATTACCCCGAGAAGATTTTCGGCGTATTCCCGCAGTACCTGCAGGATGAATACTGCTTCCTGACCAATGGCTTCGACGAGATTGATCTGCAGCCGCACTCCCGCCTCGCCGGCGTGAACGAAAACGAGGTACGTGCCAACCATGACCTTCAGATCTTGACTTGGGGGCCGCAGTCCGGCCCGGGCCTGATCGCCACGCGTGACTTCTCCGAAGTGTTCGCGCTCGGCCATTGGGAGTACGGCAAGTACACGCTCGCCGAAGAATACGAGCGCGATATGGCCAAGGGCATGACCAACGTGCCCTTCCCGAAGAACTACTTCCCGCATGACGATCCGAAGCTGGAACCGTTGTTCGCCTGGCGCGCCCACGCCAATCTGCTGTGGCGCAACTGGCTCAACTGGGTGTACCAGACCACGCCGTATGACCTGACCGAGGTGCCGCAGCTCAGGGCTGAGAAGAAGCTCGGTACTGATCGTTCGATTCGGCATGAGCCGGGCGGGCCGCGCCAGGATGATTTCAAGCCGTTTGTGCATGACGGGTATGGGGTGATTCAGGGCTGAGCCTACGATCTCCCCTCAGTCGCCTACGACGACAGCTCCCCTCGACGGGGAGCTCCTTTGCTTCTCCTTCACGGCTCGGCCCATCAGAGGGAGCTACTGTTGGAGGTTGCGTTCGTAGCGTGGACGGTTGTTCGTCCACGATGTGGACGGTTGTTCGTCCACGATGTGGACGGCTTGATGAACGTAATGCCACACATCCGCGTAATGCGACCAATAGTGCACAACGTTCGCGAAACGCCCGGGAAAACCTTGCAGCAGTAGGGATTTCAGGAGACTCGCCGGTATAATATTGACATTGTCTAGACGCAGGCAAATAATCACTCTTCAGTCATTCGGAGCCGAATGCCCAGCGCAGACTCCGTGTCCATGCCCGGCAGACTCCACACCGAGGAGACAAAAAAAGACGAAAGTAACGAGCACGTCACATTTGCCTGCCCGGTGGGTTTAAACTGACACCTGACATTGAAGAAGCAGGAGGCGTGATATGGTCGGTTCGCTCAGCGCAGGATTGCTGTTGGCTGACGAGGCAGGCGCTCATCTGCCCTCGGTTGATGACTTCCTTCCCCCGGAGATTCTGTTCCAGGGAACTCCGTTTGCCATCAACCGCATTATTTTGATTCGTATCGTGGCAACCATCGTGCTGTTGGTGGTGCTCGGCGTGACCGCAAAGCGCGCCAAGCTCATCCCCGGCCGTTGGCAGGGCGTAGTCGAGTACGGTCTCGACTTCGTGCGCGACAAGGTCGTGTATGACGTGATGGGTGAGGCCCGTGGCAAGCGCTACGTGCCGATGATCACCACCCTGTTCTTCACGATCTTCATTTTCAACCTGTGCGGCATCATTCCAGGTATGAACATGGCGGCCAACGCCACGGTGGTCATGCCGCTCGTGTTCGCTGTCTGGACACTGATCCAGTACTGGATCGCCGCCATCCGCTCGCAGGGCCTCGGCCACTATCTGCGCCACGAGCTGTTCACCCCCGGTGTGCCGTGGCCGGTCTATTTCCTGCTGGCTCCGATCAACCTGCTTGAGCTGTTGATCATCCGCCCGGCCTCCCTGACCATCCGTCTGTTCGCCAACATGGTTTCCGGCCACCTTATGGTCGCCACCTGCCTGGCGTTCGAGACACATGGCGATGGCGCGGACGGTACCGGCCATTGGGTGCGCATTGGAACACTCAAAGCCGATACCGTCCAGAATGGCGTCATTCCAGACCGCTTGCATCATCCGGGGCGGCATGAGATTCTGCGAGTCGAGAGCTTCGATGGCGACGTCAAAGCCGTTCAATCGTTCCTGAACGAGCATGACGCCGGCTATATCGCCGAGGTCACTCCTGAGCAGCCCATCATCGTTGAGGCATTGGGCAACAAGGCATGCGTCTACGTCACCAAAATCGTGCAATGCGAGCTGGGCGACATTCTCCGACTGTTGGAGACGAAATGAACAAGGTTCACGCCCGTGCGGACATGCGTTTCGTCGTTCGCGTCCTTGACTCGTCTTCATCTTCATACCGCCATTCAATGACGACGTTGACCGGCCACGGCATCATGTACCGCAGCGCCTCGCCATGTCCGAGCGTCAGCGGGAAATCGTCATACGTCGCACAGTCGGGGCCTTCCTCCGATTCGGCGGACAGGATCACTATCGGCCGGTTGCCTTCATTGACGACCGCGAACATGTGGCCCTTGACCAGTCTGGCCTCGCCCAGCGGATCGGATACGACTGGATTCGATGCTTCGAGAAGACGATTGGACTCTTGGAGTGCGACCACCTGTTCCCGAAGCGCCGCAATGGTCTCCTCATACCGACGCCGTTCCTCATCGCGTCTTGCCTCAAGTTCCTTGGCCTCGGCCTTGCGCTTTTTGGCATCCATACTCGTATTGACTACCCATGCGAAAGAAGTTCCTATCCAGCCGATGAAGGGAACCACTATCGCGGCGATTACTCCGGCCCATTCGGCCGGCTCACTGACCATCTCGTGAATCAACCAATTCAACATCGATTCTTCCTTTCCTTGTCGTCGTGCGGATTGTTTGTGCTGCAGCTTCAAGCCTACGCGGCACGGGGAAAGGACCTTATCTTCTGAAAGGAACCCTCATGATCTGGTTCGTCATCTCCATCATCCTGCTGCTCTTCAGCTCCGCCGTCACCTGCGTCGCGATGTCCAACAACGTCAAGGGTGCCGGCATCGGCCTCATTCCGGGCCTCGTCGGATTGCTGCTACTGATCCCCGCATGCCTGTACTCCGTGGACGTGGGCGAGGTCGCTGTCATCCGCAACATGGGCGGCAGTCTGGCCGGCCATTCCGAAGACGCGGGCTTCCATTTGAAGACGCCGTGGCAGAGCATCGTCAAATACGACACCCGTAACAACCTCATCAACTTCTACAAGGACACCGATTACAAGTACGACGGCGGCAGCGCGGTCGGCAAGCAGGTCACCGTCAACGACAGGAGCGGCGCTTCTGCAGACATCGACATCCAAGTCAACTACAGCCTTGATCCGAGCGCGGCCGAATACCTGTACTCGGAGTACGGCAAACAGCAGACGTTCACACAGAACTACATCAGCAACGACCTGCGTTCAGTGGCCCGCGAACAGTCCGGCCGGTTCGACACCCTGACGATGCTCACCAACCGAGGCGAGTACACGAAGGCCGTGCAGGATGCGCTGGCGGCGAAGTGGAAGAAGATCGGCCTGACCGTCGAACAGGTCAGCGTGCAGGACGTGCGCTATGGCGAGGCCATCGTCAAGAAATACAACGAGGCCCAAGCGGCCGAGATCGACAAGCAGAAGGCCATGAACGAGCAGCAGGTCGCCAAGACCGAGGCCGAGACCAAGAAGATCAAGGCGCAGGGCGAGGCCGACGCCAACGCCGTGCTCAACGAGAGCCTGACCGACAACGTGCTCAAACAGCATTACATTGACGCTCTGTCCAACGCGGACCAGCTCGTCGTCGTCCCCGACGGCGCGGACACGCTCGTCCAGACCAAATAAGGCGGCGGATATGTTCAAGCGTTACCCGTACACGATCGGCCTGTTGCTGGTGGTTTCCATCATCTGCTGTCTGGCGTGGCTGTTGACCCATGACGCATGCATGCACCCGTTGGGCAATGGTCTGGCCGCGTGGTGGGCGTTCGTCAACGCGCCCCTGTTCCTCGTGGGCCTCGTCGAAGAGGCGGGAGGAGAGGAATGAACTTCGATGCACTCGTCTGGCAGCAGTGGGTGATCCTCGGATACGCGCTGCTCGAACACTTCATACTCATCGGCACGCTGCGCGAAACGAAGGCCAAGCCGGGAGCGGTTGTGTACCAGTTGCTCAGGCTCGTCATTCTCTGCGCGCTCGTGCTGACCATATGAGACTTGCCCGCCGCCATTGCGACCTTCCTTCCGATGCGGCGGGCGGCGACAAGGAACAAGTCGTTAACACCACCTCTCTCAATGATCGCGTCGCCGGTTCTCCCCACCGGCGGCGCGCCAAGGGCGGGCAGGTTCGCCCCCGGTCGAGATTCGCGTCAGGTGGGCGCGGGCAAAGACCGGGAAGCCGTTCGATTCGGCCGCCGTCCACTGGGGCCGCGTCAACGTCGGCCGCGATCCATCCCCATACGACAGGAAGTCAGTGGATTGCGGAAGCGATGGCGTGCGAGCCGGTGGTCTCCATTGCCGGCGTCGACCACGCCAGCGCGGCCCCGCACCAAATGAAGGAGTCCCATGAACACCCACCGCACCCTCATGGTCTGGCCCATCACCGAACAGGGCCTGACCATGACGCCCGGCGAACTGATCGCCGAGGCGCTGGACGCGATCTGCGAATGCAATTCACGGCTCGACTACCCACGCCTCATCCTCATGCCGTCGCCCGCCGCGTTCGTCATCGACCGAGGCGCTGCGAACATCGGCGCGGAATGCGAATGGGTATGGAAACGGGACATCAGGAAAGGAACATCATGACATCCAACGAGGAAACGATCAGGAAATTCGACGAAGCGTTCGACGAGGCCTTCGGCGATGAATGCAAGGCGGCCTACATAGCGGTTGTGCCCGAACTCGGCAAGGGCCCGCTGTTCGACGATCAGGCCAAGCTGTTCGCCTCCAATGACTGGAAGCCGCTCGGCACCGTCATCGACGGCGAAGGCCCCATGCTGCCCGACGGCTGCCATGCGCCGGCGGACGAGGCGGACGCGCGCAATGAGGAACGCCGCCACCTCGAACGCATGCTGCGCACGGCCGACCGCGCCTACGAGGAGCTGAGCCTGCTCGCCGACCACTTCCACCACGAGCGAGACCACGACGGCTTCATCCGCGCGCACGGTGCCGCCGTCAGCGCGCACACCATCGGCCTGACCCTCGCCTCCCGCCTCGACGAGGAAAAGGAAGGCGACGACTGATGGCGGGCGAGACCACGCTGACCATCGTCGGCAACCTGACCGCAGACCCCGAACTGCGCAGCACCAACACCGGATCCCAGGTCGCGTCGTTCACGATCGCCAGCACGCCCCGCACCTACAACCGCCAGACGCAGCAGTACGAGGACGGCACGGCGTTGTTCCTGCGCTGCTCGGCGTGGAACGACCTCGCCCGGCACATCAGCCAATCATGCTCGAAGGGCATGCGCGTCATCGCCCAGGGCCGCCTCTCCCAACGCTCGTATCAGGCGCAGGACGGCACCAACCGCACCGTGGTCGAAATGACCGTGGACGAGATCGGCCCCAGCCTGCGGTACGCGACCGCGCAGGTCACGAAACAGGGCGGCCACAACGGCTATCAGGGCGGCGGCACGTTCGGCAACCCGAACGGCCAGCCCCCGCAGCCCCCGCAGCAGACGACACCGCCGCCGGCGTCCGACCCGTGGGCCAACACAGGCGGCTACACGCCGGACACGTTCGACGCCGACGCCGCCGACCCGGAATTCTAGAAAGGACACCCTCATGGCAAAGAAAAAAGACTCGAACCTTGTCCAGGACGCGCTCATACCCGACGAAATGAGCCCGCTGAGCCTGCTGGACTTCAACAGCTCGTGCGCGAAGATCAAGCAGGCGGCCGTGGACTTCCGCCGCGCGGTCAACCACAAGATGCAGCTCGAAACCAAAGACGCCTACCTCGACAAGTTCCACCAGATCGACCCGTACACCGAGGCCGTGTACGACACGGACGCGCTCGCGCAGCACATCATCGACTGCGCCGAGGTCATCAACCGGCTGCTCACCTATCCGAAGGACGCACGCCGCGCGGTCCTGTACGACAACCTCCACGACAGCCTCGCCACGTTCGAGGAAAGCGCGCCCGACTATCCCGATCCCGACGACGATGCGGACGAGACCGCCGGCGGGGAGGCCGTCGATCCGAACACCGGCGAGATCAAATAACCCATCACATTGAGAGAGGTTCAACCATGACTTGGTTCATGATCGACGATGGCATCTACGACGCCCCGCAATGCGAGGAGCTTCCATTGTCCGCGATGGGCCTGTGGACGATGGCCGGCAGCTACGTCGGCCGCCAGCTGCGCCACGGCGACTACGACGGGGCCATCACCATGCAGCGCGTCAGGAAGCTCGGCGGCAGCCCGAAGCTCGCCCGCCAGCTCGTGGACGCCGGCCTGTGGCGTGAAACCGAGCCGGACGTGTTCGAGATCGTCGCCGCCAACCCGGACGGCACCATGCTCTGCAAGTACGCGGCCACCAAGGAGTTGCAGGAGAAACGCGCTCGCGCCGGCCATGCCGGGGGCAAGGCGTCCGGCCGTTCGAGACGAAGCAAAAACGAAGCAAATGCTTCAGTAGACAGCGAAGCAAACGCGAAGCAAATGCTTCAACCGGACGAAGCAAAAGGTGAAGCACTTGCCGAAGCAAATGGTGAAGCAAACGCGAAGCAAACCGGCAAGCAAAAACGAAGCACCCTTACCTATACCTATTCCCATACCGATATAACCTCCCCCAACCCCTCCACGCCGACACCGACGCCGGTGTCCGAGTCGAAGCCGGAGCGCACCACCATGGCCGAACTCGAGGCCAGGATGCTCGAAGACCCGTTCGAGACCGCATGGAACGCCTACCCGCGCCACACCGGCAGCAAAACCGAAGCCGAGAAGGCGTGGAACCTCGCCATCCAAGGCGTCGCCGGCCGGCCGCCGGCCGACCCCAAACAGCTCATCGGCAGCGTCATCGCCTACGCCAAAACCATCGACGAACCCAAATACGCGCCCAACATGAGCCGATGGCTGCGCCAAGGCGCATACACGGACACCATGCCCAGCCAGCCGAAACCCTACCGGCACACACTGCCCGACGGCACCGTCATCGACGACCGGTGGATCACCAGCCACATCCGAGACCACGTGCCCGTAGGCACCTTCACCGACAGCATGCGAACCGACTTCTGGGCCTGCGTAAAAACCGGCATCGACCCGGAGCAAAAAGCCGAGGAAATCATCAACGAATGCCAACGAAAGGCCCAGAGATGAGCACCAACCCCACCGACGAACCCCGCCGCATCGTACAACGGCGAGACCGATACCGATGCGCCATATGCGACCGGGAAACCGGCAGCCACTGGAGCGGCGACAGCATCCACCACAGGGAACCGCGAAGCCACCCGTTCGACCGCCTCCACCAGCCCGAGAACCTGCTCCAACTCTGCGGCAGCGGCACCACCGGATGTCACGGATGGGTCCACGCCCACCCCGCACGCGCCTACCGGCTCGGCTACCTCGTCCACATGGGCAAAGACCCCGCCACCATCCCCGTCTACTACCGCACCGGCGGCTGGCAGCAACTCAACGCGGACGGCGCACGCCACCCCTGCCCGCCACCCGAAAACATGCCCACCCACATCAACATCAAGAAAGGCAACGAATGAACGACACCACGACAACCCTCGCCATCGGCCACCGGACCATCCCACTCGACCCGCCCCGCCCGCCAAGAAAACCCGACATGCTCCTCTGGATCGACACCGAAACCACCGGCGTCGACCCCTACCAGTGCGAACTCCTGGAAGTCGGCATGCAAGTCACCGACATGACCGGCAAACACCCCCACGACAGCCTCCACCTGATCGTCCACCCCGACAACATACGCAACTGGGCCAACTACCCCGAACTCCTGAAAGCCTACGAAATGCACCTCGCCAACGGACTCATGCTCGCCTGCGCCGAAGCACCCAAGACCGGCTACGACTACAAGCACACCGCGCTCAACATCCACGAATTCCTCAACGACCAACTCAGCCAATACACACTCCACCCCGCCGGCACCAACGTGGACTTCGACCTACGCCAACTCGACGTCCACCTCAGCCGCCACCTCAACCACCCCATCGCCGAAGGACTCCACCACAGAAAACTCGACCTCACCACCCTGCGCCTCACCGACCAAGCCATCGGCCGCGACCCCTACCAGAACCACGCAGGCACCCACCGAGTCCAAGACTGCATCCACAGGGACATCAACGACTACACCGCCTACCTCGACATCATGCGAGCCGGACACCAAGGAACCCAATCATGAACACCGGCAAACGAATACCCGCAACCCTCACGGCGATCCTCGCCATCCTCGCGCTCGCTGCATGCGGAGAAACACCCAAAGGCGGCGGCCAGGGCACCGTGAACAACCCCGACCCCGGATACGTCCGCTGGTACGAACTGCCCGACGGCAGCGCGGCCGTCCGATGCTTCTCCGACTCCGGCGGAGCGTCATGCGACTGGGGACACATCGAACTCAAGGACAAGCAATGAGCACCCACACCACAACCCCCGCCCCGCAGACCATCGAACTCATCCGCCGCCTCCTGGAAGCAGCCCACCGACCCGAACCGGCCAACGATCCGACCATCTGCGCGATCTGCGGCGTACCGCTCACCGACACCACGTCATCCATCTGCCCCGACTGCCGGGAACTCGAAAAGGACTGGTAAGCATGCACACCACATGGGCCAACGACCCCGTCAACTCACCAAACCACTACACACGCTCGCACCCGGGCATGGAGTGCATCGAACTGACCGCAGACACCAGCTTCTGCCTCGGCAACGCCATCAAATACCTCTGGCGCTACCACAGCAAGGGCCGACCCGTCGAAGACCTCGAAAAAGCCCGATGGTACCTCTGCCACGTCATCGACCACGACGAGAAGATCGCATGGACACGCCAACAACACGCCATCCTCGACACCCTCGCCAACGATCCCGCCATCCCCGACGCCGAAGCGCACACATGGGCGAAACTCCGGCAAGGCTTCCCCTATTCGGCCCTCGCCTGCCTCGACCGCCTCATCGAACACGAAAGGAACCAACAATGAGCACACGCATCTACTGCGACCAATGCGGCACGGAAACCAGCAAACGCGAAGCGCTGCGATTCAGCCTGTCCGGGTATTCGGCCAACCGCACCTCCATGGGCCAGCTCAACGACATCGAGATCGACATATGCCCCGACTGCGCCCAACGGCTCAACGGCCTGACCATCGGCACCGTCCACATACGCCGAGACCACCGAGACAAGCTCAGCCCCTACCTGCTCGAATACCAGCCCACCGACCCGAAAGAAGACCAAGCATGACCAGCATCATCACCAACGAGATCGAGGAACGCTACCCCTACCCAGACAACGGCGAGCGCCCGACCGGCATCACCCGTCTCGGCCAGTGCCTCGCGTCGCGCAAGGCGTACAGGGCCGGCGTATGCCGCAAGATCACCGATAGGGAGATCGACGCGGCGGCGCTCGCCGTCTATACGGGTACGTCGGGCATGGGCTTCGAGGAGGTGGAGCCGTTGTGGTCGAAGTTGAACCCTGACGCGAAAGAGCAGTATCGGCGGCTTGCGCGGTTGGCGATCACTGCCGCGCGGACGGAGGCGTTGAAATGAGCGAACAGCAACGGGAGCAAGTACGCCGGTTCATCGCGGATCAGGTCGGCATCACCAGCCCGTTCATCCTCGTCTACGACAGCGGCGGGTTCGACGAAGCCACCACGGGCGGTGCGCACTTGGACTACCTGACCGACCCGCATTCCAGCACGTTCACCCTCATCGGCATGCTCTCATGCCTGCTCGCATGGCTCACGAAAGGACGCCAAGCATGACCAGGCGAATACGGCTCACGCCCGCCATGCGCGGCCTGCTGCTCGACATGTACGAGACAGGCAGCGCCTATCCGCTCGACCGCAACCACCGGCGCACGTTCGACGCATTGGAAGAACGGGACTACATCGAACACGCCTCATGGGGACGATGGCAGATCACCCCACTGGGCGAAACCGTCGCCAAACAACTCACCGCCAAGGAAAGGAACCACTGATGCAGGTCAGCTTCACCGCCCACACCCCGGCACACAGCCCGCTCACCATCCAGCAACGCCTCGAAGCGGCCGGCTTCACCAACGTGCACGTCAACGCCATCAGCGACACTGTGGAACCCTTCACGCGCACCAACCGCGAAACCGTCCAAGCCTACGACGAAGGCAAACAAGCCATCCTCAACAGCATGAACCACTTCAGTGCTCTCAACGACGAAATCCACCGCAACCCCTACCGCGACGGCGACCGATGAACTGGCGAAACCAAGCCACATGCCGCCAACACGACCCGGAACTCTGGTTCAGCACCCGGCCATCCGAAACCAAAACGGCGCTCGCCATCTGCCGGACGTGTCCGGTCATAGGCGAGTGCCGAGAGTGGGCCGACGGGCACGACCGGATCAACGGCTACCCGTTGCAGGGCATATGGGGTGGCAAGCAGTACGGCCGGACGAACCGGCCGAGAAAGGAACGAGAATGAACGACATCGACGTTAACGTCACCACCTGGAAGATCGGGCCGGTCATCATCATGCGCGGCACCGCCACGCCCACCACGAGGGTGGCGCACCCCGAATGCTTCGGCCGGTTCACCGTCATCGCCCTCTCCTGCGACAGCGCGATCCGCAAGTGCATGCGCCGCGTCGCCATGATGTGCGCCAAGCACTCCGCATGCGAACAGCTCGACCGGCAGGAGGCGAAGGGATGAAAGTCACCGAAGGCGTCAGGAAGATCATCGTGGAATGGCACGGCAAGGGCGTGCCGCCGGAAGAGACCGCGCAATCCCTGCGCATCCCCATCGACGAGGTGAAGGCCATCATCCTGCAAGCCCACCCGGCCCCCACGCCACCAAAACGCCCCGAATTCCTCGAACCACGGTACGCGCCGCCGAAACCCGCCGGCATCAGCGACAATAGACAGGAAAGTTAAAAAATCGTTGAAATCAAGCCGCCCCCGGCCAATCCGCCATGCCGGGAACGGCGGCGAGGCAAATAAAAAGCCCCCACCTTGCGGCAGAGGCATTGCATTGTCCAAAAGGCAAGTCTAGCACCGACAAGGGCGGGGGATATGGAACACAACTGCGTCATCTGCGGCAAACCGGCCGAGGCCACCATCTGCGAGGCATGCGCCCGAGACTGGGCGCGACGCCTCGCATGGCTCCTGAAGGCCGGCATGCCAGCCCTCCAGCAGATCGCCTACAAACAAGCCACCACCCGCGAGCGCTCTCCTCGTCACGGCAACACGGCGTATGCGGCCCCGCCGGTCAACGAGACCGCCCAAGCCCTGTTCAACGCGGTGGAGGTGCACTTGCAGCTCATGGGCGGCCGGCTCGGCATCAAGCCGCTCGGATATGACCGATACGAGCGGGCGCGCACCCTCATGCAATGGGCCGACCTCATCCGCCTGCTGCTGCGCCGCATGCGCGACCTCGCCCGGCTCGAAGACGCCTCCGGCCTGTACGCGGACACCCTGCGTCTTGCGGAACGGGTGGACGCGGCCACGTCGCACAGTGCGGAGAAACGGCTCGTCGGCGTATGCCCCGACTGTCTCAACGGTCGCGACGAGCAGGGGGAGCCGGTGCGCACGCCCATCTACGCCGCCCGAGACGCACGGTATGCGATATGCCCCGCATGCGGCGCATGGCTCGACTTGCGGCGCATCAGGCTCGAATACCTGCGCAGCGCGGGCCTCATGCACATCACCCGCACCCAGGCCGACGCCGCCCGCTGGATCAGGGCCAACACCGGCGTCAACGTGAGCGGCAACGACCTGAAGAACTGGCGCGCACGCGGCAAAATGCCATCCACCCGGCACATCGAAGGCCCCTATTGGGCGTGGAATGTGCTGGAGCTCTTGGCGTGCGCCCAGGCCAAGGACGAACGCGACCACGACGACGCTTGACCCCTGACCCGGTTCCGTGTTACGCTGTCGCGTGTAATCGGAGTATCGAGAAAGCCCTGCCCATGCCGGCGGGGCTTTTTTGTTCCCGCTGGATGGTTGGCCGAGCGGCCGAAGGCACCCGCTTGCTAAGCGGGCAAGCATGATAGCCTCATGCTTCGCGGGTTCGAATCCCGCACCATCCGCCAGCCGCCGCCGGCACCGTGCACGACCGGCGTATGCGGCACCCGAGAACACCACCACAAGCGGCGAGCGCCGGCGGGCTTTTCCTCTCCTTTCTCCCGCCGGCCGCTTCGCCGTTGGCTTGGAGAGGGAGGCTATGCTTTTGGCTCGCATTCGTGTTCCGAAGGCTGCTGTGAACGTGCGACGCAGCAACGGAGCGGCACGCGCCCGCATCCGCAAGCGTCTGCTGTCGCGCTGCAACGGCAAGCCGATATGCGCGCTATGCGGCCAGCCCATAGACACCAGCCTCAGAACACCGCATCCCGGCAGCATGGAGATCGATGAGAAGCTGCCCGTTTCCAAGGGCGGCGACCCGTTCGACCTCGACAACTGCCAACTCACGCACCGACGCTGCAACCAACGCAAAGGCAATCACCAATACACCAGACTCGACACGCCGCCCGCGCCCGCCGCGCAGCGGCGAGCGCCGCAGCCGATCCCGCTGTCGCGCCAATGGTAGGGGCGGTATACCCTCCCCCACCGGCCTAGCCCCTCCACGGTCATAGGGCTGCGGATACCCCCGGCACCGTTTTTTCCACGGAACACGCCCGCCGGCCCCGCATCCCCGTGGCGCGGAAACGCCATATACGGCCGTTCCGGCCGCGTTCCGGCGCTTTCGGGGCTTTGCCGTCATGTCCGGCCGTGTTCGCCGGTCTGCGGGCATCGGCCCCAAACAGCCGGCCGCCCATGCGCCCAATCATACGAAAGACGCTTGAAAACGTTGCAATTACGCTTGTCAAGCGTTACAAAACATGGTATAGTCTTGGGTATGGGAA